TACCACTTACAGTTTTGTGTTTGACAAGGTACTTCTTCTCTTGGACACGAATATGTCGAGTATCCCGCTGGTTTCACGAATGAAGTAGTTATATCATCTAATAACCAATCTGTCTTATAATACAACATATATTTATCAGCCCCTATAGTAAACGAAGAAATTTGATTCATATACTTTAATAAAGATTCTTCTAGTGAACTTTTAATAATTTCAATATACTCACTATATTCTTTATCTTTTAATTTTTTGTTTTCTGTTCCATAATCCGATATTTTTTCTTCAGTGAATCTTTTACCAATAATAATGTCAACCATATTGCTGATATAATTAAAATCAATTGTTTTAAATTTTGTTTTGACTCCAGCAAACTCGTAAGGAATAAAAAAACCTCCAGCTGGGGTAGAATAATAACAATGATTTTCAGGTAATGCTTCAACCCCACTTGCTCCTAATTTATTTTTAGGGGGTTCAGCGGTTAATTCAGGAAGGGGACAAAAATTTGGATATTCCGCCGCCTTTCTTATTTCTTCGTCAGCTAACTGCCTTTTAAGATATTCCTCACTTCCATAATAATTATCTAATCTAGGATTTTGTTCAAAAATTATTTTTTTACTTTTAACAGCGGCTATATTCTCAGTTAATGTTTTATTAGCGTCATAGTTAATTAAAAGAAATTGTCTTTGTAATATTTGAGATATGTTATTTGATGACATCGTGGTTTTTTTTTATAAATACTTAATTACAAAAGAAAAAAATTGTATATTTGTAAAAAATAAAAAAATGGACTACCAATTTGATTCATATGTAAAGGTTATTAAAACAGGTAAAATTTCAAGAGTTGTTGACTCTGAGAAAATTTTTAATACCGACATATACTATTTGTCTGATGGTACATCTTTTGCTGAGTGCCAACTAAACGAATCCTCTCATTCTGATTTCATGAATTCATTATTAAATAATACATCAAATCAAAGAATTAAAGAAGCTTCTAACGTTTTGTATGAAAATTTAAAACCTTATTTAAATAAAACAGAAAAAAAGAAAAAAAGATTTTGGTTTTTTTAATATTACCAAACTTGGTTTGCTATTCCTCGGGTTAACCCTGTTTGCCACTTTTCTCCTTTAAGACCAAGCATATTTGCCTTTCCGCGATTTACTTTATAGAGCTCATTCCAATTTGAACCTCTTTTATTTGTGTTGGAACTTCCTCCACCTGATGAGGCAGCGTCTTGTTCACCCATTTCAACTTTTTCAGAATCACCTGAAAGGTTGTTTAAAATATCAATATATAAATCAATGTCAAATTTCATATTATTAAAATGGAATAAGTTCAGGTAGTTCCTCAACATTTTCATTATAGTATTCGGTTAGAAAATTTTTGAGTTCTATTTTATCAATTCTTATCTCATTAAAATCAGGTTCGTCACCTAATACTAATTCATCTGTTTCTTCTTCATACTCATATAAAAACTCTTTAGACTCAGGATAATCAGAATCTAAAATTGTATATCCATAATCTTTTGTAACCAATAAATCAAACTCAGCTTCTCTCATTTGAGTCTCGGGGTCTCCCTTCATTCTAAAGCTCACTTCAATAGTCTCAGTTACTGGACTATAGTAGTAATCAATTATTTCTTTTACCTTCATAGATATTTGTTGAACTTTCTAAACCAATCAAGTGACTCATTAATTTGGTCATGTACTTGACCTTTTTTAGATTTTACTTTTATACTTTCTTCTATTTCTTCCATAGAATATTTCATACCAGCACCACCGCATTCACACATCTTTCCTTCATTCATTTCTCCACCACATACTTCACATACTTCAGATTTGTTTTCATACATTTTTTTTCCACATTCACAAACTTCACCTTCATACATCTCACCACATTCCTTACAGTTCTTTTTCATAGGTTTGTTAATACCCATGTGTTTATATCCGGTGACTTCACCTTTGTTATTAACTGTAATTCCTTCTTTATCTAATGCCAAATCTTCCACAGTTAATGGAGTTTCACTTGCAATTTTAGGTGCCATTGTTTTATATCCGTCATAAAGACTTCTTTGCTTTTCTTGGATTGATTTTCTTTCTTCTTCAGATATGTTTAAAAAGTATGCTCTCATTATAAAATGTTTTGCTATAAATATGTTGGTATTTTCATTTTACAAAAATTGATTTATAATTGTTTATGAGTTTAGAACCTTTTCAAATTGAATCTCCCGTATTTGAGGACAATCGGGGATGTTTTGCACCAGTTAAACTTTTTGGTGATTGGCTCCAATCAAACATTAGTATTAGTGATAATCTATTCACATTTAGAGGACTCCACCTTCAACAAGGGGAACATGCTCAAACTAAGAAACTATCAGTTATAAGAGGTAAGATTGTTGATTTTTGTGTCGATTTAAGAAAAGAAACTTTTGGTGACACTTACCAGTTTATACTAGCTCCAGGTCAAGCTATCTTTGTTCCAAATTATTTTGCCCACGGATTTCTAACTTTAAAATCAGGAACCGTTGTAAATTATCTTGTAGATAAAGATTATAATAAAGATAGCGAAGTTTCAATTAACTGGAATTCCGTTCCAAATGTTAAGGAAACAATAACAAAATATATGACAGGTTGGGATTTGAAAATGGTTATTAATGGTAAAGATGAAGAATCTATAACACTTGAGGAATATAAAAGTATTATTTTACCTTAACCAACTCTTGGCATTTCATCCAAACATGTCAAAACTTTCGCCTCATCTTTGAACTTTTCAAGCGCCGCTGCAACATCAATCCATTGGATTGACAATTCATCATCAATCCAACTATACAAATCATTTCCCCCTTCACTATTTTCGTAATTATAGTTAATTGCAACTTTACAAAAATCATCAAGTGTAGGTATTTTTTCTAATAAATTTAAAGTACCTGTAGAAAATAAACCTTCCATACTCTTATAAAGGTCTTGGATTAAGTATCTTTGAGTTGGGGTTAAATTAGTAGAATATTTTGATTTATTTCTTTTACAATAGTTAAAATACCCTTTAACTTGCATATCATAAGGAATAGGATTTTCACATTCAGATGTATTTCCGTCAAATTCTGTTTTAGGTGTTTTACCTGAAAATTCTGATGATTTTGTAACTCTAGGGGCCTTTGATAAATTTATTCGACTAGCGGCACCAATTGGACTTACAAGTTGTTCTGACAAAACTTTTTTTACAATTCTTATTATATCATTCTCCGTTATCTTGATAATTTGTCCCATAATATTATTTTTAATATAAATACAATATAAAATAATGAAAACACCTTTTTATGATGAATACGCCGAAGGAGCAATAATCCTTGATAATTTTGATGATTGTATTGTTGGAATTTCTGAGCAATTTGGAGAAGGTAATAGAATTGTCTATTCAAAAGATATGATAATTAAAAAATTATCTGAGGAAATGTCTGAAGAAGAATCTTTGGAGTATTATAACTACAATATCTTGGGTGGATACTTCGGTGAGCAAAACCCGATATTCTTAGTGATAAGTAGTCATCCACATATCTAATACTTTAGATGAATATCTTCTAATAACTCGAGAAACACTTTCAACAGTAATTTCCTTACCTTCTTTTTCAAGGACTTTAACCGCCCCCTGAATCATTTTGTCTTTAGCTTCATCCGCCATTTCAACAAGTTCATCAAAGGCGTCATCATCTTTATTTTCATTATACTTATTCTCGCTATAAATTCTGTCTGAACCCATATAAAGATATGGAGCCGCACTAAACATATTGATAATCCCTGTCTCTCTAAGTTTTTCTAAAAATGAAAATAAAAATTCTCTATCAAATGTTCTAAAAACTTCAACATTTGACATTATATGTTCCATTTTTTTTCTTTGTTCTGATTCTCCCAAGTTCTTTTTTTGTTTTAATTTCATTAAATTGTCAAAACTATCTTCCTTCATCCACTTATCGACGGTGCTCGATTCATCACCCAAATCTTGAATAAGCGCTAATGTACTACCATTATCCCATTCTACAAAATATTGTATAAATGAAAGTACATGGTTAACTTTACTAACAGTTCCCTTATCGCCATAAGATACACCAGTTTCACCTGGCATCATAATTAAAACAATTCTATCTCCTTCTTCTAACTTTGGATTAATCTTATCTTTCATGTATTTATAAATATGATGGAAATTACAATTTCTGAAGAGGTACAAAGAAAATTAATTACAGAATCACTTATGGGTGATTTGTCAAAAGTTTTGTCAAATTTATCTTCTATTGGAAAAGAAAATATTAAGGACACTCAAAAAATGATGAAATTTGATTTAAAATTTCTTCTGACTTGGAGTGGGACCATTGGTGGATTTATTGGCCCATTAAATCAATACATCAAAGACCATAATGTTGAGATAACTGATGCAAATTTAAATCTAATCGTTCTTGGAGTTTGTTCACTGTTATTTTATAATAATGAAAAACTAACATCAGAATTAATTTCTAAGATTAAAGAAAAAGGACTAATTAAAACATTTGAATTAGCACTTGAAAAAGGTAAAGAATTAAAAAGTGCTCTTGTTAGATTTTTAGAGTCAATTGGTCTTACTATAGGTAGTTTATTTGCAATTGCAAGTTTTACTTTCTTAATTCCAATTCTTGGTATTTTAAATGGATATGCTCAAGGAGGTGAAATAACATCCGAAAGTATTCAAGAAATTGCAGAAAGAATTGCAATGTCCGGTGTTACAGCGTTAAGTGCAACAACAATAAGAAATTTTTTAAAGAAGTTTTTTAAGAGAGTTGAGACGGACGGAAGTGAAGAATCTCATTCTTAATTTTTGCAACATCGTTGTCAGTCAACCCAAATTTATCTTGTCTAAACATAAACCAATCATCAATTACATCTTCAAGAGGTAATCCCATAGACTTTGCTTTTTGTTTTAAACCAAAATACTGAGCTTCTATTTCATCAGGTTGCATAAAATATTCAAAATTACTCCCCTCAAACTCATCGGTTGAAAGTCTACCTTCTTCATATTGTCTTGAGTGTTGCATTTCATGAGTTATATCATCATTTAACTCACTTATAATTGAATATAGATTTTTTTCAAGTCTTTCGGGGTCAATCTGTATTAGAATTTCAACATCACCAGTATCTTCGTTAAAATATGGTTGTAAATCAAAATCTCTTGCAGATTCAATCTGATTATTAAACCTAACATCAACAATTACGTTGTATTCTTCCCCACCTGACATAAATGGTAGGTAATATTCTCCTTGTTCTTTCTTTTTAAGAATATTAACAATTTTTTGAACTATTCCTCTAACCATAGTTCTTGGAATTTTTGATTCTGTAATTTTTTTCTTAGATAAGTCAAAACCATCAAGAATCTCAACGTCATCAGGTACTGTCATATTTTCAACTTGAACTGAAACATTACTATCTAAAACTTTGAACGATTGGACCAGTTCATTTCCAATATCTCTCATAATATAGTCCATACCATTGTTATAGTTGTATGAAGTTAACATTTCTACTCTATTAAATGTTTTTCTTAGATGATTAGCTATTTTAAATATACCGGCACCTAATCCCTCAATTCTAACTATTTTAACATCAACTTGAATAACAGGAAACGGCTCTCCCATAGAGCGCATGATTCTTTGACCTGTAATTTTTGCAGTAAAATAAAATGTAAACCCTCCAAAGGTTCCGAGGGTCTTTTTATATTTGAAGACCTTATCTTTAAGAATTAAACTAGCAACTTTTAGTTGTGATTCATTATACATTTACAAATTCAATTTTTACTTTAAGGTCTCCGTCCCCTTTTATTACTCTATGGTAAACACCTTTTGGAATAAATACTTTATTTTCTTTAACTAATTTTTTTGGTAGTTCATTATCAAGTTGAACGTACCAATTCTCTCCTTCAATAAGTTCAACAACTCTGTCTTCTCTATCTCTGTGCCAAGTAAATTCACCAATGTCAGTATTAGAACTAAATGTCCTAATTTTTACATTTTCTGATAAATCATTTTGTTCAAATGGAAGATTCATTTTACCAATAACCTCCATAGGTTTTGCCACCCCATAGGTGACCATAACGGTTTATACGACATGCCCAATAACCAGCAGTCATTCTATCTTTCTTTTTTGCACATTGGTGACGAGATGCAAATGCTTTCCTTGCCTTTGGGTTTGAAACTTTTGCGGTCAATCCTCCGTGAACATCACCAAAAGAAATCTTTTTTATTTTTCCTGTAGATGGATTCTTAACATAAACAACATATTTTTTTCCACCACCAGAATTTCTCATTGGCCTTCCAACTTGTACTTTTCTACCTTTATATTCGGCTTCATTTAATTCCTCTTCAATTATAGGAATATCTAAATAAATTTCTTGCCCATTGGACAATACTACTTTTTTACCTAGGTCGCTCTCAACTATTTCAATATCCTTTTCACTTAATTCAATCATACCATTTTCATAAAGAAATCTAACTTCATTAATTAGATTAAAAAATGAATCAGAATGACTTCTGAATACATTCTCAGAAAGTGGAATTTGATTTTCAATGTGATATCTTAAATTATCGGTTACATCAACATTTTCTGTTATAACCATAGATTCTCTGACTTTTGCAGCCTCTTTTAAAATTTTCTTTACAAGTAAATTAATGTTTGTCATTTAATTAATTTTTTCAACAAAAAATACAATCCAAAAAATAATGCTGAGACGCAATAAAATATAATTGTAGTTCCCCAGTATGAACCTGTCGAGTCCATTACCATTTTGAACAGCACGTCGAACCCAAGAGGGTTTAAGAAAGTTGCGATTACTAAAGATACTGTCGCCAGATTCTTGTGAAGCGTCTGTTTCCAAGTTGTCATTATCCATTTATTTGGATTTACATTTTATGTCCATTTAAGGACGGATATCAATTTATAAATACTATAATATTTATAAGTAAACTAAAATATTATGGCAACAAAATCAGCAGGGGCTCAAAAAGTAACTTTTGGAGTAAAGAAATCAAATAAGTCAACAAAAAAGTTTACAGCTAACAAAAGGTCAAAAAACTACAAAAAACCATATCGCGGTCAAGGCCGATAAAATATTTAAAATAACATACTATGTCCAAGGAAAAAAACACTAATTGGTTTGGGAAACTATTATCATCAAATTCAGCAGTTTCATCAAAAAGAGTCGTAAGTATTTTCACTTTATTAAATTTGATTACATTTTGTTATATTGGGGCATTTACCGACTATGAATTACCTGAATATATGTTTGATGCATTAGCATTAATTTCAGGTGGAGGACTTGGGTTAACGGTAGTTGAATCAATATTTAAAAAACCATCAAAAGAACAAACAATAAACGAACAAACCCCAATGTAATGATTGACATATTAAAAAAATATTGGTATGTGTTGGTAATTTTAATTTTAGCAGTTCTAATGTATGTACAACACAAAAGAATTATTGAAGTTGAGAATCATCATCCTAAACAACCAAACAAAACTTTAGAAAAAATTAAAGAGTTAAGAGACTCTGTAGAAAAATTAGTCGATGAAACCGTAGAACTACAAAAAACCTATGACAATAAGCAAACTACTATAATAAATAACATAATCAAAAAAAATGAAACAGACACTAAAAAAGTTAACAATATTATTTTCTATTCTGATGCTCAGCGTGACAGTGTTTGGGCAAGCAAATCTTATTCCCAAGAGGATAATATATCAGGGAGATACTGGAGTGTTCTTTACGAGAAAACAGGAGGTAGAAATCCTAAAGAACTTGGAATACAAGGAGATTTTCAAAAGTAATTTGGATTCAATGTATGAATACTCTTTAAATTGTACTGAAGCATTAGAGTTATCAAGAAATTCATTTTTTAAATTATATGATATCTACACAGTGTTAGATTCGGTCGCAGTTGAACAAACAAATAGGGCAAATAAAGAAGAAGAATTAAAAGAAATGGCTCAAGATAGTTTAGCTCAAGAAAAAGTCAAAAAGAAAAGTTGGAGAAAGGCCGCAATTGGTGAAGGTATTTTAATTACAGGTGTTGTTGTCGGTGTAGTCACTGGTGCTTGGGTTCCTGTTGCAACACTTGTTATTGTTGCTGAAGCGGCAATTATAATGGATATGAAGCCACCAAAATTTTCAATGAAGAATCTATTTTTTAAACCTGAGTAATGGTTATTTGAGAAGTTTTTCTTTAGCGAATGATAAATCATGAATCAAATTTTTTACTAATTTTTTGGTATATTTACCTTTTTTAGTTAAAAATAGATTTTCAAAATTAGAAATAAGTTTTTCACAGGATTCAAACTGAGCAGTTGTTTTTGACGAGTGAATACACTTGTTTATCTTGATATAATGGTCATTCATAATATCAAATGTAAAGAAAATTCTCATAATTAGGAAATTTTTCTAAAAAGAATTTAACCATTAATTCTTTTTCAGGCCCTGAAACCGATATTTTTCTTTGAGATGAGAATTCATCAATCCAAATTGATGCTATGTAATCTAAAATTTCTTTAACACTTTTATTGTGAACAATAAAATAAAATTTTCCGTTAAATAATTCATCAGATGTAAAATCTACTAAAACAACCTCAACAATTTTTTTGATTGGGGAATTTTGGTGACAGAATCCAATAAAATTCGTAATAATTTCTAATTTATTAGAATCAACTGTACTACTATTTTTAATATTAACTTTCATAATTTGTTTCCAAATGAATCCACGGCACAACGCCTTTTATTTTAAACATTGCGTAAAATATATCTTGACCAAGAGATGAAAGATTAACAAAAGTTTCATTATTCTTAATTGAAACTTGAACTTTCCAATTAACAGTGACTCCCAATGTTCTGAAAGGATAATCGTTTCCATACTCCATTATTTCCTCAAAATCTTCAGGATTAACTTCAACTTCAACAATGCTTTTATACCTTCTTTTTAGAATTCCCCCAAAAACTTTTTGAAATTGTTCTTTTTCTTTACTATAATTCATTACAAATGGATAGAAAAATTTTACTTGAGTATTATTTAAATAAATATGTCATACCTGACTATCTTTTAATAAAAAGAATTGAGGTTGTTAATTTACAAGAAGTAAAGGATAATAGAATTGATGTTGATATTCAAATTGTAACGGATTCAGAATCTTTTAAGTTAAAATTTAATTTAACTGAATCATTACAAGAACTTTTTATTTTTGAGGATAAGATATCCCAAACTTTTTTACAATCCCCAATTTTCAAAGAAAGTTCGGAAATAAATTTTGATAAAATAAAAAAAGAAATAAAACACTACATTAAAATTATAGTTAATAAAAGAATACAAGTATTTAAAATGGAATTGAAACTTGAAAACACATATTCAAACCACAATAAATAAAGTACATAAGAGAGAATTAAATGAGTTATTTGGAAAAGATGCGAAAGTTATTGTTGAAAATTTCACATATTCCACTACTGGGAAATTCTTATCTTGTTCCGTCACATTATATGTTGAGGATGTTGATAAGTATCTTGATTTATTTCCTTTTGCTCTTGAGCAACTTGTAATGGATTCCTTTAGATTATTTGCAATAGGTAAAGAACTACAAATAACATCATCAATAAAACAAATAGAAAATGGCTCACCCAATTGAACACGCAGAATCCTCAGTTAAAATATGGGGTGGAAAAGTTGAAGATTATTTACCCATGCATAATTGGCTTGATGAAACAAAGGGATGGATTTGTCATTCAATCCATAGGATGTTTCGTCATCATTCTGAAGGAATATTTGAAATGGAGAAGATATTTGGTCAATCATTTATTAATTCTGATGGTAAAATAGTATATACAAGATATGTTGGGGAAATGCACGTAAGAGAAGATTGTGATGGATATGTCCCAACTGCAAAAGAGTGGATTGAGTCTTTGGAAAATAAAGAAAGACCTAAGTGGATGATGAAGTCTGCGAAACTAAACAGAGACAAATAATATTTATAGATATGGAAATACAATTAACACCTGAGGACAAGAAATCCTTATCACGATATTTTATATATATTAGAAGTTTTGGGTCAACCACCGCAAATGCAACTTGTTATTTTGAATACGGTAGCTTCACTTATGGAGGTGATGTTTACACAAATGGAAGAAGAATTGAAAAATTCAAACCAGTTGAGTTACTAATGGAAAGAATATTAGATAATATTGAGCCAGATAATTTTGAGAATGATGAATTTCACGACCAAGATGAACTTGATTATTTCTCAATAGATTTTGATTTTGATTGTTTAAGTAAAACAATTGACGTTAATTGTAATTTCTCTGTTCGTAATTATGATGATGCTGGAAGTAGTGGAGAAATTCCTGAAGAAGTTTTTGATAAAATCTTTAAAGAATATTCTGTAACTAAAATAGTTTGTACATATAATGGTGGTGGGGATAGTGGTTATATTGAAAGTGATATGGAACTTGGTGGAGATACTGTTCCAACACCATCAGAAATTGAAGATTATTGTTATACTGTTCTTGAAGACTTTGGTGGTTGGGAAATCAACGAGGGCTCCCAAGGAAACATAACATTTAACTTAAAAAGTAAAGAATATTCAATTAACCACCAATGGAATACCGAAGAGCTTCGTAATTTTAGTATATTGACAATTCAGGTTTAAGCAACCTGAATTGTTCTTTTTGGTCTATCGTCACCAAAATCAGGGCAGAAATAAACATTATTTCCATCGTGATAAATAGTCCCTCCCACTCCATTTGGAATTTTGTGTTTTTCATGGAATTTTTCACCCAAATCTATTTGGTAATTTCCATCGTGAACTAAGAAACATAAATTCTCATACCCACAAGTATATTGCTGGTCTTTATTCTTATGTCTCATAAATTCATCAAAAGACATCACATATCTTGCATTTTCGTTCATTAGATGATTAACTATCTTATCTAATTGACTTTCTGTTAATTTAATTTGCTTTCCCATATTATATAAATATTATGCAGTTGGATAATTTCCACTATGATATATCCCAAACTCATCAGTTCTTCTTTTAGCATTTGCAAAATCTAAAAAATTTGGTTTTATTTTAGGGTTAGTTTTGGAATTTGGGTTCTTCTTAATTGCCGCAGACAAATTAGGGGCCTTTGATGTACATCCAGCAAATCCGACATTATAACATAAAGAGGCCATACCATCAAGTTGTTGTTGGTTTAGATTTGGGTATATTTTAAGTAATTTTTTAGCTATCGTATCTAAAGTTACTTTTAGATATTTGGTTGCAGTTTCAATTGAAACATCTTTATCGGATGGGGTAACCTTGGTCCCATCAGGATAATATACGGTACCATACCCAATAGTTGCAATTCCTTTTGGTTTTCTACCCTTTAGACAACAAGCATTAAAATCCTTTCTTATACAAGGAGTTCCATTTGCGTCATCATATACACACTTAACAAAAAATTCTTCTTTTTTAACATATTCTACAAGTTTGTTTGAAACTCCTGTTACTAACTCTGAATTTGATGAAGAAGATTTACTGTATTTCTCATTATATTTCTCATTATATTTTAAAGTATTTTCAAATTCTTGTCTTGTGTAAGGTCTATTTTTTTTACCGTTCCACATTTCTTTCTTTTTAAACCAATTTGGGTCCATCCCATCATCACCTACAACTCCAGTCCCTTCTTGGACTACCTCCCAATATTTTAAAAACCTCTTTTTTGCAAAAGTTTCTCCATTTTTTTTAACAAGAGCGTCATAGTAAATTTTCCATTCACCCCAAGTCCAAGCGTCATCAAATCCCCACTCATCTTGGTCAGGGTATACATCAGCATTTTTAGGGTCTGAACCTTCCTGCTCTTTTAATATTATTTTTTGTAAAATATCAATTATTTTCATTTGTTTTAGGTTTTAAAACGGTCATTAACACTTAAAATTGTCTGTATAGATTTAATATGGTGTTCAGATGGTTTTGCCATCTCATTCAATGGAACACCAATCATTTGTTTAATTCTTTGTACCTCAGTTAACAGGTTTCTCATATAAATTTTTTTTACACTTGGGTGATATAATATAAAGCACGATATACGTAATTACCATCACCTTTTTGTGACAGTAATCCATTTATTTCTTTTGTTGTTAAATTAGTTTCTGTTTTATTTAATTTTTTTGAAGCATTCAATTGAGCATTTGTCAGGGATTTTGATTTTGCAGATTTTCTGTCCATACTTTCTCCTACACCTGTATAATAATTCGGTTTAGTATTTGCAGTTTCTTGCATTTCCTCCCAAGTTGATTTTGGTACATTCCCTAATTCAGTTGTCGGTTCTGCCTTTGGTAATGATGGGGTAGTAGTATCAGACTCTTGTTCTGAAATAACTTTTCCTTTATCATAAGAAAAAAGAAATTTCATTCTACCTAATTCTTCGTTTAAATAATTTTTCATAACTTTTTACGCAATATATTCACCAGAATCAAAATCTTGTTTAGGTAGATTAGATGGGTTTGGATTTTCTGATGGAGTCTCTTTTTCGTTCTTTTGAGCTTCTCTTTGTTTCAATTCTTTTCTATTTCTACTTTTAAATCCATATATTGCAATATAAATCATATTTTCCTCATTCCAGTATTCATCTCTTTTATAAGGATGTTTATCTGCTCTAGCATCAATAGATGATTGTCTTCTAGCTTGATTGTAATCCATACCCTCAACAGGATAACATTCTTCATCGACCAATATTTCGTTTGAATCACACCATTCTTGAATCATGTTTTCGTTTTCAAGATTTTCCTTCTCCTCATTGTCTTTTTTCGTTCGATTCATTTGGTCTTCAGCAGATATTTGAGTATCTTTAATTATAGGTTCCTTTCCATAAACTGCACCCGACTCAACATCCATACCCGGTTTAAATCCACCTTCAGGTGTTGGTACATATCTATATGACGAATAATTAGGAAATTTAGATTTAAAATCATCTAATTTTAACATTGAAGCCACTCCGTCTACTTTGCCTGTACTAGGTGCTCTTTTGTCAGCACCTGGAATAACTTTTACTAGATATGCAAACGTGTTAAAGGTTTGATTATTCATTTTTTCCTTTCCTGCCGCAAGTTGGTCATAAACCGATTGAACGTTTATACCTGTTGCTGTTACCTTTTCAATTGGTGTTGTGGCAGTATCTGTTGTGGTAGTTTTAGTTGGGGTAGTAGATGAATTATTAAATATTTTTGTTTTAATAGCATCAATTCCTTTTTGATTTTTTTGCTCAATCCAGTTAGCGTTTGTACCTTCTGTTTTCTTTGCATAATAATATTTATCTCCATCTTTTTTGTATTGGTATGGGTCACCTTTAGAACCTTGTTTTATTTCAGTCTGTTCTGAAATAACAATCCCTTTCTTATAACCAAAGAGATATTGCATTCTACCCAATTCTTCGTTCAAAATATTTTTCATAAAAATAAACTTTTTTTTATAAATACATCAAAAATGACTAATTTTATGGTTATAAACTTTTTTATAACTACTTTTTTTTATAAAAAGTTTGGGATGTAGAGTGTAACCGCAGTATATTTGTAGTCTAAATAACAAACAATATGAAAAACACAATTCTCACAATCACATTTATCCTTTTGAGTTTCAT